GCTTACATTCCAAGCCAAATATAAATCCTCATAACCGCTAGTTATTGTATAAACTAGGCTAGTAGCAGTTCCACTTGTGCTGGCAATTCTTGAATACGTCAGACCACTAGAAGGCGCAGCCCACTTTAGGCCTGTTGCTGTGCTGGAGTCGGCGGTCAAAACCGTATTATTAGCACCAACTGCCAGCCTTGCTGGAGTATCTGCTGCCGTTGCGGAAATTAAATCGCCCTTGGCATCGACTATAGCGTTTTGAATTGCATTGGCATCATCGCTAGTTACCCACTTAAAATCTAAATCGGTGTTCGAATTCTTAGCTAGCACTTGATCTGTTGTGCCACCTTTTAAATCAAGCAATGAAGTATCAATCCCATTGCCTAAAGTGCGAATGGCAGCTGCGCCATCCTTTACTAAATCTGTATCAGCTGGGGTCGTCCAGCCGAAATTACTTGTCGTTGGCATTTATTCTCCTATGCAACTATTGTAGCGTCTAACCACTCCAAAGTTGGACTGATTGTATTCCAAGTCTCTACCGCTGGGACTGAATTCCAACGGAAGGCTTGAAGGCTGAAAGCTATAGGCGATAGGTTCATAGTTAGGTCTAGGCGGTTAAGACTTGCAGTCCAAGTCCAACCCTCAACAAATCCTTGAAACTCGCCATCGGTCATATTGGATGGCAGATTAGTAATATTTAATGGCATACCCATAAATACATTTAGAAGGCTATCTCGATCAGAATTATCTATTTCTGTGTTGCCTAATGCGAAAGTTATTTGTCTTAGAGCAAATTGAGGATAAGCGCGGATAAGTAGATAGAAGGCTGCCTGATCCTCAGCATCGTTCTGATTCCGCAAAGTAGTTCTAATAGTCGTTGCCAATTGACCATAAAGAGCTATTGAAGCTGCATCCTCATCGCTCACTTCGGCATTGCCTACCCCATATCCCACTGTGATGGCATTTCGGACATCGCCAGCTCGCTTAACGATGGAAAGGGCTGGGCCGATGGCGTGATTGCCATCTAAATCGACATAGCCATTAATTGAAAGATATTGGCTTCTATGTGTTGAGTCAGCATACCCAATTCTGCCCTGAGCATCTTCATATAAATACCCAAGTCCGCTGGTCGCAAATCGAGAAGCTAGGTTATAAACTGTGTCATTTAAATTGCTTTCAGAGTGCAAGTCATAATCACCCGGAGTGTCTATCTCGCCTAGTCCGCTATTTTCTGCATCCTGCCATTGAGTAGTTGCGTCATAATCGTTCCAAGCCTCTGCCGCTGGCACTTCATTCCATTGGTCAAATAATACGCCGCTAAGCAATTCCTCAATGCGGTCTCCATCAAATTGATGGGCAAAGTTGCCAGTATAAACTGCCCTAGCAAGTCGCGCTAAAGCTCCTACTGCAACGATTCTAATCTGTTGGCTGGTGGCCGTTGATCCTGAAGTTTGGACTGTAATGCCTAAGTCAGTAATAAAGCCGCCAAAAAGATTGACATAATCACCATTAGAATCTTGGACTTCTATTGTTACTGCGTCATTCACTTCATAGGGAACTGCAGCTTCAGCGGTCTCTATAAGACTTAAATTACAGTAACCAGCAATTGGCTGCTGATAAATATCGGTGCGACCCGAGGTAATAGTTAGCCCGCTAAGGGTCGCGCCAGTAACTGTAACGCCATCGACCTTAACTCTATAAACTGGATTCCAAAAAGTCATTCTGCTACTAGGCCGCCAAGAATAGCGCCTCCACCGCCGTTACGAGCATTGCTAGTGTTTAAAGCTGAAACTACGGCTCGAGTAAATCCTTCTTCGTCTATGGCTGAAGGAGCATTTACATTGATAACAATAGCTTGGCTTCCAGAATCTGTAGCACTAATATTGCCAGCATTACGAGCTGCTATTCCTTCTCGTATTCTTGCAGTCTCGGCAATCAAATCTTCTTTTCTTTGTATTGATGCAGCTACTCGTTCTGCATAAGCTTGGGCTTGAGCCTCATCTAAACCAGCAGGAACCAATATCTTTCTGCCATTAACTTCATAAACTTTAGCGCCATCAAGTGTGCCGCCTCTAGGCGCTGTAGAACCGCCACCGCCACCGCCACCGCCACCGCCACCGCCGCCAGCATTGACCACAACTGGGCGACCTAACTCATCTACTTCGTTATCACCGCCGCCAATTGAGAAATCTGCTCCACCAAAGCTAGAATTGCTAAAAGGATTTAATTTGCCGAGAAACTGGCTTAAAGGATTGTTCTTTATAAAATCTACGATTTTCTTATAAGCATCATATAGGTCTTGAAAGAAATTGACTGCTTTGCCTACAATGCTAACCACTGCGGTAATACCAGTTACTATGCCGCTAAAAGCGTTTTTTAAAGCCCCAACCATTATAGGGACAATATATTTATTAAGGAAATTCCAAAGAGCGGTGAATTCTTCTTTGTTATCGTCAATGGCTTTAGTCAAAGGTTTTAATTTATCTTGAATAGCTTGAACCGCTGGGCCAACTTTGGTATTAAAAGTATCTAGTAATTGAGTTAGGATAGGCAATAATCGAGCGCCTACAGATTCTTTAGCCTCATCAAAGGCAACCTGCATCCTTGCCATTTTGCCACTAAAAGTATCTGCCTGAACCGAAGCTTGGCCGCCAAAGGTTTGGGCTAGTGATTTAGTTACATCATCAAAGCTCATTGATTTTAACTCAGCAGCAGAAAGTCCTACGCCAAGACGCTGTAGCGAAGTGTTGTTGCCATCATAAGCCTTAGCAAGGGCTACGCTGACTGCCTCTAAATCCTTGCCCGAACCAGCAGCAATATCCAAAGCTAAAGTCTGTAATTTCTGCGCTTTTTCAACATCATTAGTCGCTCTTACTAGCTTTTCAAAAGAAGGTCTTAGTTTGTCATCAGCAACGCCAGTAGCCAAAGACATCTTTAAAATTTGATCTTCTACCGCTTTTATCTGTTCTCTAGTAGCGCCAGTGGTATTTTCTAAAGTCTGAGCTAATTTGACTTGAGCCTTTTCATCTTCGATAGCTGCTTTAACGCCATCTATAAGCAACTTACCTGCATAAGCAGCAGCAGCGGCAGCGGCAACCGCAAAAGCGGCGGCAGCCTTCTTTCCAAATTCCCCTAGCTTATTGCCAAAGCCTTCAACTTCTTTTTCACCTTGGCCAAGCTTTTTCTTTAAATCATCAACATCTGCAAGGATGGATAACTTAAGCGTTCTATTACCAGCCATTTGTTATCCCCATTTCTTTACAATTGCAGCAAAAGCTTCTTCCCATTTGCGAATTAGTTCAGGCTGAATCTTGCGAAGTGTCGGGTAGATAAAGTAGCCAGAATTGCCGCGTCCTTGATTGGGAGTGCGTCTGGGGAACTGGCGATAGCGGTTACTTCCAAATTCAAGTCCTGCCCAAAGCTTTTGCGTTGTTGCGCCACCAGAAAACCTTTGAGATGCAAAGCCATATGAGAATTCGCCGATTTTAGATGACTTGCTGATTCTGACACCTTCGGCAACTCTCCGAACACCAGCACTCGCGACCGTTCGTCCCATAGCGGTAACTTTGATTTGATTGGCGGCGTAGGTTGCAAGGGCATTACTTTCAGCTCTTGCTTCTTGAACTGCTTGGTCATCCATTGCTTTAAAGGCTTTAAGAATACCGCGTAGCTCGCTACGATCATAAGTAATCGGATCACTTGCCACCATTTCTCTCCTTTAGTATTTCCAAGGCTGTCAAGACATCTTCCGCATCATCCCAATATTGTTTTGGAATCCGCGTCTCAATTGCCAGAAGCGTTAGAAGATAGTTTAGGCTTCCAGCGGTGTGGCTTTTGGGTTTTCATTCACCACATCGATATCTGCAACTGTCTCCATCCATACTTCGAAAGATTTAACTGGCTTACCAGCCGCTTCGCGTTTCATTGCGTTATATGCCAAAAACATAATGTCCCAGACACCGCCTAATTCGCCAATCGTCTTGCCAGTTGCTTTCTCCCATTTGGCATACTCGGGCGGTTGGGCAATATAAGTTGCTTCCTCGCCCGAGTTATATTCAATTTTTATTTGCGACTTCATAGCTCCCGATGCTCCGATCTCTTAGGTGAAGCTTTCTGCTGGTTGTCCAATTACTGTCATTGTCCAAGTGTCAGTTAGCGCTCCTGGTGCTGCGCCTCCTGCTGTTGGAAATATTGGCAGAACTTGGAATGTAAAAGTTGCGCCAGATGCGGCTGTAAATACTGTTGAGATTCCAGTATTAGGCGCTGATTCTGCTACGCCCCAAAAATTTTCAAATAGAGAGCCAGTCGCTCCCCAATCCTGCAATAGTTCAACTGTAAAAGTCCATTGCTTATCTACGGACTTATAAGCGCGACCATCAAGGGTTTGATAAGTCTCGATAATTGTTTCGCAGCTTAAAACTGCAGAAGTAGTTTGA